TGAGATAACAGATTGCTCTTGCTACATCATGCACATGAATCCAATCTCTTCTGTGTCTTGTGATATACTTTGCAGTTCCTTGTTTTAACATCTCATACAACATATCATTTCTACTACCTTTCTCTGCCCACACATTAAAGAATCTCATACCCACACTATTATCAGGTGCCATAAATTCATTTACTTTTTTTGTAATGGCATATGGATTATCCCACCATCCATGAGCACCAGCAGAACTAGCATATAATAATCTAATATTGTTTCTACCACAATAGTCAAATAATCTTTTTGCCTTTATTACATTATTATCCCAAAACTTATCTGGATCTTGAATACTATCTCTAAGAGCAGCATATGCAGCAAGATGAATGATGACATTATATTTTACACCATTACATGCAATGAATCTTATGATATCACGAACATCATCTGGTTTATCTAAACCATCAACTTCATATCCTATTTTTGTAAGATGTTCATAGACATGGCTACCAATAAAACCTTTATGTCCAGTAACTAAAATTTTCATTTGTCATTAAAGAAATCATCACATTGTATTGCTTTATCATCTATAAAGAAATCAGCATGTGGTTTACCTAGTATCAACTCATGATATTTGCATCCCCAATCCTTTAGTTGTTTCTCAGTGAGATCAAACAAAAGGGCAGATGCTTTCACACTTGCATCTGGACTATCACAAAATCTACCCATTCCTCTGGCAGTAAAATATGTGATATGGTTTCCTTCATCATACAACTTATTGATAGTTTCTATTCTATCATTCCAAGGTTCTGCATCTTCATATGTTTTGGGATCTGGTGTCAGTGTACAAATAGTTCCATCAATATCAACACAGTATCTCATTAATCTCCCCTCTCTATTCTATTACTATCTGAATCAAAGTGTTGAGTAGAGAACTCAAATAATTCAGTATCTTTCAGAGCAAACATCTGATGCTTCAAACCAACAGGAACATGAAACTTATCTCCTTGTATTAATGTAACAGTTTTGGATAATTTTTTATCTTCATCCCATCCATATGCTAATTCAATAGCACCACTTTGAATGTAGAATACTTCATCTTTTAACTTATGATAATGCCAAGAACACTTTTTACCTTTTGCTATAAAAAGAAGTTTGCCACAATAAAGAGAACTGTTAGCAATCCACTTTTCATATCCCCATCCTTTGGATACAAACTTAATTGGATCACTCGCCTGCATCTGCGCATCTCTGGATAATTCTGGTACTGCTCCACCCTTTGATTCTATCAAAGAATCTAACCTCTTTCGCATATTGTCTACCCACTCCATTTGCATGCCTCCAGTCACCCCCATCAATCAAGATGTCAGGTTTGTATAATTGTATAAGGTGTTCTAATTCTGTTTCACTATCAAATTCTAACACAAGGTCAATATATTTTATAGCTTCAAGAATTGCCTTTCTATCTTCAAAGGTATTTATTGGTCTACTATAACCTTTCATTTCACTGACTCTTTCATCAGAATCTAAACCCACTATGAGTTTATCTCCTAGTGATTTACCAACCTTGAAAAGTTCTATGTGACCAGGATGTAGTAGATCAAAACATCCATTAGTCCAAACTATCTTTGACATAATCTTCTATTGTTTTGAATTTGTAGTTACCCCACTCAGGTTTTGCCATTGTGTATGTTTGATACTTACCTTCTAAATGTTTAGGGAAAGGAACATACTCCACATGTGCATTATAATACTTTGCTACAATATTTGCAACCTCTAGGAATGATCTTGGATTACTTGTACCTAAATCATATATTCCTGACTCTCTGGTATTATCTAATATTATATTTAAAAGATCATCTACACAGATAAAATCTCTGAAATATGTTTTAGAGTTTTCAAATACTCTGATCACACCATCATTCTTTGCCTGATATATAAACTTACTTATTGGACTAGATTGATCTCTAATTATTTTTTCCTCTTCACCTTGACCATATACATTAAAATATCTAAATCCTTGAATATGTTTAAAGTCTTTAATATTATCTCTAACCCAATAATCTACAGTGAGTTTTGATATGGCATAATAATTCAAAGGATTCATTGTATCATTTGTCAGACCATATACAGATGCAGATGATGCATACTTTACAGGTATCTGATGTTCTATTGCTAGTTGAAATAAATTCAAACTAAACTCTGTATTTGTTTTCCAGATATCAAATAAATCTTTATCAACTGTTGAGGAGTTAGCACCTTGATGACATATAAAATCAACTTGACTCCAATCCTTAAAGGTTAGTAAGAAACTCCAACAATTATGTTTTTCAACTTCAACAACATCCCAAGTTTTACTGAGAGTTTTTTTGAATGAACTGCCAATGAATCCATCAGATCCAGTTAGAATAACTTTTCTCATACTACTGTAGTTCCTCTTTTTTTAACAACTCTTGCTGCACAAGAATTTGCGAATGTAATACTAGAATCTATATCTTCTGTCTCAGTATACTTAACTGCTAATGCTGCCATGAATGTATCACCAGCTCCAGACAAATCCATAACCTCTACTTGCTCTACAGGATATTGTTTACTATTAAAATAGCATCCATTTGATCCCATAGTTTGAATCACTCTATCTTGAACATTAGTGTTCTGGAAATAATCTTTAGACCTTTCATACTCATGATTATTGATCTTAATAAATCTAGCAGCATTTGCCCAGTTATCTAGAATTTTCTTAGTGTCTAAAAACACTTGAGAATGATTGGTACATATGTACTCAATGTCTTCTGTTGTCAAAAATCCTTTATCATAATCTGAGATGATTATACTATCATAATCACCTTTAATATTATTATCCTTTATTCTATCAATATTAACCACAGAGTCAACTCTCATGAACATATGATTACTAAATGCGTCAACATATCTTGTTTTGACAACATCTTCATATTTTTCATTTGTTAGAAGATCTATTCCTTTTGGAAACTTTGTTAGTGACACTACATTACGAAAAACATTATATGCCATGCCAGGTGTATTGACAGTATCTAATACTTCCAATACTGGAACAGGTTTATCTGGTGCTAGTCTTGTAGATTTACAGTATGCATATGAATCTATACAACTGTCTCCTATCACTAGGATTTTCTTTTCCATTAATACCTAGACTTTCTTTCTATTATCATACATGGTTTTCCACTTCTTCTAGCAGCAAGTAAACAACTAGTAACACCAGCACCATTGACTGGATCTAAAACTGGGAAACTAACTGCTCTTCTGAATACCTCAGTGAAGTCTTGAGAATGTGTGATACCAGAATAGAAAGGTCCTGCATCAGCAGTCACTGCTCTGATAATGATAGGACATTTGAACTCACCATGAGATATTCTTTCTATCTTATCAATGTGATTGATAATAGCATCAGCAGCAACCATCATAAAGTCATGTCTTTCATAATAAAGAACTGGTAAGAATCCTTCAAATGACATACCAATAGCAAGACCTGCCATCAGATTTTCTGCCACTGGTGTTTCTAACTTCTGATCATCAGGAACATTTTTCAATGTACCTATGGCATTACCATACTTAACATTATATCCAATAAAGATAGCACCCAACTTTCCTAGTTGTGTCATTGATTCTATCATTGCATCTTTATATGATGCCTGTGGTGCTACCCAATCCTTACCTAAGTAAGTCATTATATTTGGTTCTTTCAGAGGTGGGAAATATTCATTATCAGTTTTCTTATTTGTCTTAGACAAATCTATCATACCAGGTTTTCTACAATGAGGATATGTTGGCTCATAATGATACTTAATAACATGATCAGAATTATATTCTGGATGAGCTGTCTTACCCCATCTGTCCTGATTAGATGCTTCACATGACCTGTCATTACTTTCTATAATAAATTTACAAGGTAAATCAAATCCCTCTGCATATCTAACTGCCTCTGAGAGGTGTCCATTATCCTCTGTGCCATCTCCAACAAAGCACCAGACCTTTTGGGTTGATCCCTTTCTTTTCAGTGCCCATGCCACACCAGCAGCAATAGCAGGTGTTCCACCAATGATTGCAGAGACAAAGAAGTTTCTCTTGCGATCATAGATGAACATACTCCTACCATTCTTAATTCTATCCTCTACAACATCAGGTGGTATGCCATGAAGCAGAGCATGATAATGATTTCTATGATTAGAAATTACATAGTCTCCTTCCTTAATATCCTTGAAGATATTAATTAGTTGTTCTTCATTTCCACCTGATAGATGAAATAGAAAAGGAAGTTGATTATCCATATAAAGATCACCTATGCGATCCTCAAAGGCAATCAACTCTTCTTTAGTCCATTGTTTTCTCACTACAAATCTTCTCCCATCTTAATCATTATTCTACCTGCATTTCCTGTTTTTAGCAAGTCAAATGCATCATTGATATCATCTAATGCAAATGTATCAGTATGTAGTGTTTCAAAATCTAGTTTACTTACATTGGCAAGTTTAACATATCTTGGTATATCTTTATCAGGATTAGTTCCACCACCTTGTGATGCTCTGATAGATTTACCTTGACCATCAAACATAGATAAAGGATTAAAAATATTCAGAGTTGTTTCTGGTGCAGGTTGACCTACTAATATCAATCTACCACTTGGTGCAAGTTTATCAAATGCTTTTGATATAACTTCTGGAACTCCTGTTGTGTCAATGATAACATCAACTTTATGTGGAATATATTCTAAATCATAAGCAAACAAATCAGCACCTACTTCTCTGGATAATTCAAACATATCTTTGTTTATATCTACACCATAAACAGGTTCAGCACATTTCATTTTTGCTGCTTGAATTAAATTCAATCCTACTCCACCACATCCTATAACAGCAACTGATTCACCAAACTTTAGATTGCATTCATTATCAATGATACCTAATGCAGTTGTCAAAGAACAACCAAGCATGGCAGCAAGAACTGTTGGTGTTCCAAAGGGAACTGTTGTCAATCTATTTTCTGATACTATTGAAAACTCACTGAGTGTTGTGCACTTACCACTAGAAATAATTTTATCTCCTAGATGATACTTTGGAAACTCTGATTCTATACCTGAACCAGGTCTCCAATGCATTACAACTTTATCTCCTTGCTTTACTGTAGTAACACCTGGTCCTACTTCTTTTACTATACCACAACCTTCATGTCCCATTAGATGTGGTAGGAACTTTTCATTACCTCTGTGTCCTCTAATTTCATGTAGTTGTGCACCACATATACCACTTGCCAACACCTTTACATATACCTGACCTGGCATTAATGGTGTAGGAAAAACCTCTTTGATTGCTAGAGGTGAATTTAGTTTTTCAAGAATTGCTGCTTTCATTTAATCATACATTACACGATCAGGATTAAATATATTTCTTCTTCTCAAAGTAATTGCATTTACATAAAAAGTTTTAGTATTAATTAAATCTACAATTGTACTTGCAACATCATCAGCTCTCATTAATTTTTCATAATTATATCTATCTTCTGTCATTCTAGTTTGAACTCCTCCAAGATATACATCTGTGACTTCTATACCTGTGTCCACTGCATCTAATTGTATTGATTCAGAAAATCCTTTCAATCCAAATTTAGAGGCACAATATACTGATTCATTAGAATTAGGATAAAGACCTGCAAGAGAATTTATGTTAATAATTCTTCCCTTTCCTTTCTCTACAAAATACTTATAGACTACTTGCAACATTCTAATTTGAGATCCTAAATTTGTATCAATAATTTCTCCATCATAAATGCCAGCATTATTAATAAAACAATTGATGTCATATTTTCTGATATGATTATCTAATTTTTCTGGGAAATCAGAATCTGTGATGTCACCTATTAGAGCGTGAGGATTTCCATCCTCTGTTCTATAATGTCCAAAAGGATTTAAACCATCATGATTCCATATGTCATCATAAAGTGCTTCACCTAAACCAGATGAACACCCTGTAATTAGAATGTTGTTAAATTGATGCATTAATGAATAGAAGTGTCTTGTACTTCCTCAGTCTCAGGTATAATGACATAGTTTAATTTATCAAAGATAAAACCACTTTGAACACTATGTTTTTTATACACAGCTTCTGATACCATACAAAAACTAAGAAGATCAGGATTATATTCTAGTATAGCAGCA